TGATTCTGATGTAATCTACATCAATGATAAAGATAGAGCAGAGAATGAAAACTTTAACTCTGCTTTTATTATATCTCCAGACAGTGGATTAATAGAGATACCCTACTACGTTTCAGGTGATGTAACAAGAACTATAGCTGATAAGGTTAAAAAACAAGGGGTTCAATTCACCATGTTGATAAACCCAGAAGTATACGCTGGTCAAATAATAAAATTAGAAGATACTGACATTACTGGTTGGTTCAAAGTTGATTCAGTAAGATATTCGGGGAGTTGGAGAAACGGGAACTGGATACAAGACGTAAGATGTTCTGCTATTGAGAAGGTTACAGCAAATGGCTAGAGAAGTCTCGCTTGAAGAAAGTTTTAAAAATGTGTTCTGGAATCAAATGAATGGTATTTACACGAGTATGCCTTGTGTAGTAGTAAATGTATACAATGATTTCAGAGAACAATTAGTTGATGTCCAACCAAGTTTAAACGAGTTTAGGTTAGACAAAACATCAAAAGAAAGGCCACCAATTTTAGGCGTTCCTGTAATAATGCCTGCCACTTCAACCTCTGCCATAACAATGCCTATTCAAACTGGTGACACTGTTTGGTGTAGCTTCTCTATGAGAGCTTTAGAGATTTGGCAAGAGAGTGATGGAAAACCATCAACACCTGATAATCATGCAAAATATCATCCTAAAGATGCAGTTGCGTTTGTAGGTCTCTTCCCAAGACGTTTGGCAATTAATAACCCAGATAACAGAACACTTCCCCACTCTACAAAAGACTTAGTTGTAGCCCATAACATTGGTACAAGTAATGAAGTGGAGATTAGATTCAAACCTAATGGTGATTTAATTATCAATGCCCCGAACAAGAGGGTTGAGGTTAATTGTGCAGAAGGTGAGTTGAACGCAACCACCAGTGCCTCTATAACCACCCCAGAATTGAATATAGACGCTGATAACACAAACTGGATGGGTAACATAGCCCTATCAGGCAACCTCTCTCAAACAGGCTCACAAACGGTTTCAGGTGATGTTGTGGCATCTGGTAAGTCTTTGTCAAATCACACCCACGGTGGTGTGCAATCAGGCGGCGCAAACACCACACCACCTAATTAATTGGAGCACATAATGGATTTAAAGTTAGACCTAACAACAAATGATCTTTTATTTGTAAATGGTGAATGTCCTATTACTAGCTCAGATTTCGATGTGGTTGCTCAAAGATTAAGTATTAGGTTAAAAACTTGTTTAGGTGAGTATAACTTTAATACAGAGTATGGGGTTCCCTACTTCCAAAGCATCTTAGGTCAACGAGTAAGGAAGCAGGATGTTGACAACATAATGCAACAACAGATATACAAAGAAGAGGGTGTTGTGCAGTTGAAAGAATTCAATTCCGCCCTAGAAAACTTTGAATATGGGATGTCTTTTAGAGCAGAGAACGACAAGGGTTTGCTCTCAGACCCGATAAATATAAATATTTCATTGTGAGTAAAACATGACATTTGGCCTCACTGATGCAGGTTTTGAATTAAAAAGATTAGAAGATATACTGTCAGAAAGTAGAATAAATGCAGTGCCAATATTCAATGATTTATTGCAAGTTGGTGATGTAGTAGATACGTCAGATAGTAGCACTATAGGTAGACTCATAAATCTTTTTGCCCCAGCTTACACAGAAACTTGGGAACAACTTCAACTATTATATAGTGCTTTTGACCCAAACACCGCCACAGGAATTGCATTAGATAATGTAGTGCAATATGGTGGGTTGTCTCGTGACGGGGCTTCTCTTAGTCTTGTTACTGGTTTGTTTAATGGTGATAGAGGGACTACTATCCCTATTGGAAGTATTGTAGGTAGTAACCTGCACCCAAACACATTTATCACTACAGCCCCTATAACACTTAATCTCGTAGCGGCTTCTGAGATAGTTGTGCAAGTATTGACTTTACAAAATACCAGCCCTTATACATTTGATTACACTGTGGGTGGGGTCAACACTAACACTGTTAGTTACACTTCTGATTCAAGTGCCTCTGTTGCCGAAATACTAGCTGGCCTAAAATCGATTATCGATACTTCCCACCCGTTACTTGTTGCAGTACTGGATGGTCAAAACTTAAAGATTTCTAAAAGCAATCTGTTTGAACCTTCTACCTTCATAATAAGCAGCAATTTGAACGTGACGAAAGTTACTAAGGTTGGTAACTTACAGGCAGAGGAAGTTGGAGTAAAAACAGCAGACGCTAATTCTCTAACAGTAATTAAAACCCCGGTTCTCGGTTGGCAAAGTGTGACAAACCCACTAGCAGCTTCAGTAGGTAGTGAAGTAGAGAAAGATGAAGAGTTAAGGCTGAGGTTTAGAAATAGTAAATTCATACAGGCATCCAATATTTTAGATGCAATGTACTCTAGGATATTAAACGTAGAAGGTGTTGAGAGCTTAGCTGTTTACGAAAATGATACAGAGTTTGTAGATTCTAACGGACTACCACCTCACAGTTTTAATGTGATAGTTTTGGGGGGAGAGAGTGAGGTAATTGCTGAGACTATTTGGAAGAATAAACCAAGTGGTATCAGTAGCGTAGGTAATGTAGTAATAGAGATAATAGACTCTCAAAATTTCCCAAAAGATATTAAGTTTACCAGACCATCACCAGTCCCAATTTACATTAACATAACATTGGAAACAAACGAACTATTCCCAGCAGACGGTGCAGACCAAATAAAATCTGCAATTATATCCTATGCAAAAAATGAGTTTAGTGTTGGTGATGATGTTATTTATTCCAGATTGTATACCCCAATAAACTCTGTAGCTGGTCATCAAGTTAATAGCTTACTAATCTCTAACACACCCACCCCAACAGGTACTTCAAACATCTCAGTAGATTTTGATGAGATAAGCAGTTTTAGTAGTATAAATATTATCATCAGTACGGTGTAGTCATGTTAGTACCCTTTGAAGAAATAAATCACCTAGAGAACGCAAGAGAAGTTGTTACAGAGCAATTTAAAAATAAACCTGTTTTTGATAAGTGCTTACAGTTAATTTTATCTGGGTTGACAGAGTGTCAATCTGTAATAAAAGACTTAATACAGAAAAGAAGTATTGATGAAGCTTCTGGTGCTCAGTTAGATGTAATAGGTAGGATTGTAGGCCAACCTAGAGAGTTAATTTCTTTAGATGTTTATAAGTACTTTGCTTTTCTTGGCTATCCTAATGGGGCAACTTTTGGTGATAAGAATGACCCATCTATAGGTGGGGTATTTTACTCAAAAGGTTCTCCCACTGGTGGTAACTACACATTAGATGATCTAACTTATAGACTTTTTATTAAATCTAAGATTATCAAAAACAGAACTGCATCTACTCCAGAAGAGTTAATAAAGTTTGTACAATTTATATTTGGACAAGACACCCCTGTATATTTAGTTGAAGGTGAGGCTAGTTGCAGAGTGTTTTTTGGAAGAAATTTAAGTCAAATAGAAGTCAATTTGCTTTCTTACATTAGTTTTGATTTGGGGTACCCTTCACGATTAATTCCAAAAACACTTGGCGTAGGTATGGAGTTTGCCACCTTTAACGCAAGAGCTTTCTTCGCATACCAAGGCGTTCCTAATGCAAAAGGTTACGGAAGTATTTCTGATACAACTGGCTGGGGAGTAGATTTTGGTGAAGATTGGGGTGGAACAGGTGAATCTTCTTTGGATGGTGGGTTCTATGCCTGCAATTTGTCAACTTAAGGTATAATGTATGCCAGAAATTAATAAACCCTTAGCATTAAGTAAAGTGTGGGCTAGAATAGGTAACAAGGATGAACCAATTGATACTAAAAAAGATCAAGGTTTTGGTAAAGAGATTCCCACTTGTGAACAACACAATTTCTTATGGAATAGATCTGATACAGCTATCGCACATATAAACCAACACGGTATCGCTGTTTGGGATAGTGACACTGAGTTTCAGGCCAACAAATCCCTTGCTATGGGTTCTGATGGAAATATCTACAGAAGTAAGACCACTAATACAAATCAGAACCCTGTCACTGATTCTAGTAATACTCACTGGGAACTTTGGTTTGAAATATCTCAACCATCTAAGCTAGCAACAACCCTTACTTTAAGTAATGGCTGGGCAAATTTATCAGTTGCTGCAACTGCTAGAGTAGTTAGTGGCGTATTGTACGTAAAAGGTAATTTAACCTCTGGTACAACAACCAATGGTACTACTGTTGCCACACTCCCTGTTGGTTATAGACCTTCCAGCACAGTATACACTCCTTCTGTTTTTCAGACTGGGATTTATACATACTCCCCTTGTGTATTTGTTATAGCTACAGACGGTACTATAAAAATTCGTGGAGTAACAAGTTCAGCAGATTTACATCTTAACATTTCTGTGAGTTTATAATGCCTACATTTAATAAACCAAATGATATGAATAAAGTTTGGGCTGCCACAGGAACCAGACTACCCCCAGACGATAATAAAATTTCTCTGGGTTGGGTTGTTGAAGCCCCTCCTTACCAAGAAATGAATTATGTACACTATAAACAAGACTCCGCTATTGCCCATATAAATCAGCATGGTCTTCCAGTGTGGGATGGTGGGACTGAATACTTAGGTGGAATTAGCTGGACACTGGCGCCAAACGGAAACGTGTATGCTTGCCTAACAACGCACACAAATACCCGTCTTAAGAAGACTCACCCCTGTACTAACTCCTGCCATAGATATTCTCCCAAAACCCACTTCCTTGTGGATTATTAATCTTAGTTATTTATTATCTTTAGATGATAAGTATCCACGCCAAGAGTTAGTTCCTGCTCTGGTGAACACTAATATATCTGTCCCACTTACTGTTAGTGCAGGTGCTGTACCTCCACCCCATCTTGTACCCGCAGGCCAAGTCATAGTGAATGCTCCTCCACCGGTTAGTTCCAATGTAATTGCATGTGCTTGGTCAGATGAGGGAGCTGGGAAAGACCAAGTGGTATTGCCATTAACTGTAGCCAGTACATGTATACCGCTTGAACCATTTACAATGACAGTTCCATTCACAGTACCTAGATTTTGAAAGGCTTGTGAGGGAGATGCCCTGTATGCACTAAAAACAGCACCAGCATTATTAGCTGTACTTTGAGCAGTGGCAGCTAAATCGTAAGCTGTTTTGACAGCACTAGCTGTGGCTGCCAATGTAGTAGATGTTGAGGAAACAGAAGAACTCAGTTGAACTATACCGACTGCACTTGTTGATGCAGTAGGTAGCCTTGCTAAAGGGATTGAACCACTTGAAAGGTTAGATGCGTTTAAGCCGGTAATAGCAGAACCATCACCACTAAAAAAAGTAGCATTTATTGAGTAACATTCCACTGTAAAGGCAGAGACATTTCCAGAAGCTGATACTGAATTACCAACAAACGAAGTGCCGTTAAACTCCCTAGCAAATATATCACTGTTTCCATCTCTTTGAACAACTGTTCCTGCTGAAGATGTAGCAGCATAAGAGAAAGGTAGTCTCGCTGCATCTACTGTACCTGATGATAAGTTAGAGGCGTTACTTGAGAAACTCTTAAATGCAAAAGCACCTAAATCAGTTGAGTCCACAGTTGCTTTTAATTCCCCACCAACAGACCAACCTATACTAACAACGTTACTTGTTTGACCTATTCCAGTGCCTTGTCTGACAGGAGCGTAACCTAATATATCCTGTTTCGCACTCAAGCCACTAGATAAAAGGTCATTGGTCAGCTTAAGTGCATTTGCAGTAGGTGCCAAGGTTAGTGACGAAGACCCTAGTGAATTTACAAGTTGGACTATGCCAGCCGCACTTGTTGAGGCACTAGTTAGTCTTGCTACGGGAACTGTGCCATTAGATAAATTAGAAGCATTTAAGTTAGTTAAATTAAAACCATTACCCAAAAAAGCATTTGCAGATAAATCACCATTACTATCTCTTTGTGCAACATTTCCTGCTGTTGCTACAACCGAATAACTAAATGGCAGTCTTGCGGAATTCAAAGTGCCTGTAGTCAGACTTGCAGCATCACCTGTAAAAGAAACAGTTGTATTAGTTAAAATGGAAGATAAAGGTTGTCTGCTATTTAACTGCGTCTGTATTGATGATGTCACACCATCCAAATAACCAATCTCAACATTACTAACGTTTCCTATTGAGGTGGTGGCGGGAAGTGAAACATTACCAGATGCGTCTATTGTTACTCTAACAACCCCACCTGTGTAGAATTGTAAGGGCAGATAACTAGCAAATCCTGTTACCGTCGATTCAACCCTTACATCAGCACTTGTAGCAGAAAGTCTAACCCAAGAGGCATTATCTGAAATTTGGCTATTAAATGCCCCCACAGATGCAGTTGTGGAGGAACCACTTGGAATAGCATCTATACTAGTTTCACTATTGGCA